CACTTTCATACAACAAAAAAATTATATCTTTGCATCGCCAATCATTTTTTAAACAACAAAAAAACGTCAAACCGTGACAGAGGGCATTTGCCCCCGGTCGCGCGGTTTGGCGTTTCATGTTTTAAAAGTGATTGGCGTTACTTTTTAACAGGCCGGGGGCTTTTTCTTATCCTCCCCCGAAGGATTTATTCCACCCGGTACTTCTCCGGATCAAAAGCATCTTTCTTTTTCCAGCCGTCAGCCAGCGTATTCTGGATGTGCCTCATGGCTTTCGTATAGAAGTCCGTCAGCTCCTCCAGTTTTTCAAACGTCCGGTACCGGGGTTCGTCATCCGTCCCGAATTTGAACGTTACCGGAAGTGTGACACCACCGGTCTGTACAGCCAAGTCATGGGCCGTCTTATAGTTGAACTGGTTCTCGCTTGACAGCCACACCGGCATGCCATCGTAAACAAAACCGCAAAGAATAGCTTCGTTTATCCTTTCGTTATACCAACCAAGCACGACGGATCTTATTACCTGGTCCGAGGGCTTGCCCAGAAACTCCTCCTCCATATAGGAGGCGGAACCGTCCCCACGTTCCTGCACATCCCAACGAATGCGCCATCCATTACGAGCCGGGCTCACACATTCAATCAGTTTTACCCCGGCACTTCCTTCAACTCTTTTCATGTAAACACGTATTTGGTTCTACCTTTGCCGAAGGTTTCCGTCTTGATGGTCGTTTCAAACGGGAAACCGTCCGGCATTTCCTTCACTTGTGCGAGAATATTCTTCATCTCCTCGCTGTTGGTGAAGAACTTCTTCGCCTCGCCGTTCACTTCGATGGCCACGATACAGCGGTCCTCTCCCTGTTCGGTCTTGATCCCGGTCTCAAAGTCCTTCACTACAATCGGTAAGTTTACCAGTTCCCGGATGCTTACCACCACTCCGGGAAAACGCTTCTTGCCGTCCTCCGGCTTATAGGAAACGTTCAAGTCTTTAAATGATCTCATTTCTTTGCCTGTTAATTTTTTAAACAACTTATTACAGTCGGCGTGCTTCGTCATGCCGTAGAAACTGGCAATCAGTTCCCGCCGTCTTTTTCTCGATTTTACCTCGTGCATCTTCCGAGCAAACTTCTGTTTGATGCGTTTCCGCAATCTTACATAATTGGGACGGATAACATAGCCGAGAAAATCAATGCCTTCCTCTACAGGAAACACCCGTTCATTAGGCTTGATTTCCAAGTCTATTTTTTCCATTTGCCCGTGAATAACATCACGAATCTTCCACAATTCCGCTTTCGATTTACCGAGTACCAGTCCGTCATCACAATAGCGATAGTAATAACGAATCCCGAACTTATCCTTCAGATAGTGGTCTAAAAATACAGACAGAAGCAGATTTCCTGCTCCTTGTGAGCTGCGCAGCCCGAAGCTGATACCTTCAGGCAACAGCGTTACAAAACGCTCCAGCAAAACCAGCAGCCTTTCGTCCTTGAACACCCTGCGGAAACACCACATCACGAAGTCCTGCCGCACATTGTCGTAGAACCTACAGATATCAAACTTGTAAGCATATAACGTGCCTTCCGGGTCTTTTTGCAGATCGGTACGTATGCGATTCATCAGGTCATGTGTGCCACGCCTTTTGATACTTGCTCCGGTTGTCCGGATGTAACGTTTTTGCAGGTGGCGGTCCACCACATTCATGATGGCGAACACAGCGATGCGGTCTTTCATGGACAGGATCTGCAAAATACGTTTTTTACCGTATTCTTCGATTTCCCTCTCATGGTAGCCGCCCAGCCGGAATGAGCCGTCCGCAATGGCAGCCGTCAGTTCGGCGATAATCTCCTCCCTGCGGGCAAGCAGGTGTCGTCCCTGCCTCGACCTCTTACGTCCGGTTCCGCGAAGTACCGCATCGAATGCCTCCGACATGTTGGAGTATTCGATGATTTCCTCGATGATATATCCTTCCCTGCGCATAAAGTTCTGCTGTCGGTTAATAAATATGGAAGATAAGGCCTTCCTTTCCCCGGGTCCGACTTCTTCGAATCACAAGTGACCTACCAAACTCCACCCGACGCGTGATTTTTCAGCTTTCCACCATTAAAGTGCTGTTGCTGTGGCTTGCTTCCCCCGGCACCACCTTGGGGACACGTCCCCATTGTTGTACGCCGGTTTGTTAGATTTCCAGACGCGAGCCGACATTCGCATTCGCATTCGAAGCATCGTTGTTCGCATTCGCATTCGATACACCGCCATTTGCATTCGCATTGTTGTGCCCGCGATAGACCACACGGACTATTGGGAAACTCCACCGGCTGCAAAGTTATTGATTTAACGGGCAAAATGAACTGACGAACTAAATTAATATCCAAAATAGGGCGGACATAATACCGCCCACCACAGTGAGTTCCCAATCAATCCAGTCCCATAAACCACCCCGAATGGCATCCTTCAATTCAAGACAGCAGGCGGCCACCACGGTAGCATAGATCGCCGTCCAGGGGGTAAAGCCAAGCAGGCCTACCATCAAACCGCCCACAAGATGTTTGTAGCGGTTACTCGTTTTAAGAAATGTGATAATCTTTTTCATATACCTTGATTTTTTACTTTTTTCGACCGGCTCCGCCGGTATTTGAATACTTTTTAAACGGTGTTCGAAAACCATCCGAATCCCGTTCTTCCGTTTTGGTCGCTTCGCTCCACGCTTTGGCGCTTTACGCTTACGCTACCTCACGTATCGCCTTGTACGCTGCCACGCTTTGCGCCCGGACGATTTTGCCGCGGAAGGCCAGACACGAGCCGACATGCGCACCCGCATACGAAGCATCGCTGTTCGCACTCGCACTCGATACACCGCCACCCGCATTCGCATTGTAGTGCCCGCGATAGACCACACGGACTGTGGAGGCGCTTATCCAGTACATGTCGGTATAGTATGTAGAAGATGATCCGTTCAGGTTGCCCACCGGAACAATATCCATGTACTTGCCATGCGCTACGCCTGTAATCCACTGACCGCTGTCCTTCTTACCCTGCACCATGCGGATACTGCCGTCAGGCATCCAGATACGCCATTTGCCCTGGTTGCCGCTGTCATTCGGCAGGTCCACGCCGTCCATCATGTCATACTTGTTGCCGTAGATGTCTTCATAGCCCAGGCAGCAGATATTGTTCACCTGCACAACCATTGCCTGACCGTACTCGTCCCGGCTCTTATACCAGGCATACTGGTGAACCATATTTTCAATCAATGAATTCGTGATCTTGTTATCAATAGCGTACGCTTCGTCATAGCCGATGGTATCCGTCATGCCCCGGTCGGCCGTACCACCGGTTATGCGGTTATAGGTATGCTGTCCCGCACCGCACTGTTCCTGCATGTCACGGCGACCGTAACGCGCATAGCTCAAGTTAGCGATGCGGCTGTGCATCAAAGCGTCAATCTGTTGCATGCCACGCTGCTGGCTGTAATAATGGAAGTCCGTCCACGTCATACTGCCGGCAGTATAATTGCCGGTTATACACGCACGAAGCTTACTGCCCACTACTGAACTGCCCACAACCGCACACAGATGCTCATCGTTAGCGACCCAATCAGGCTCCATATCCTCGATCTTGTCCGAGTTTGAAAGCACCACGCAGTCGAACTCCGCCGTATTCAGGATGGAGAAGTGCAGGGCCGTCGCACGTTCCGGAACGTCGGATATCAGATACATGCCCGCCTCGAATCGCAGGCCGATGGTAGGAACAACGATACTTTTAAGCACGTTGCCGTCCGTATCCGTGAAGATGCTGCCGATAAGCCCGGTACCGGGAACGCTCGGGAAGCGCACACGCTTGTAGCCCGACACGTCCACCTTGCATACCGAATAAGACTTGTCCGTGGTATAGGATTCCTTCAATGTGGGCTTGCCGCTCATGATCTTCCGTTCACCCAGCCAGCCGCCCTGTGTATCCTTGATGGCATCCAGCGTCAGTACCGTCGAGTCCGGAACCGGGGGCATTTCGTCCTCCGGATAACTGCTGTAGCAGGCGTACTTCTTGTTGTTCAAATAATCGTTGATGCCTTTACTCCAGTAAAACGGCTCATACATCATCCAGTCACCCTCGCTCCCGTCAAGCTTCGCCACCGTGCAGTCGTTCATATCCTCCGCATCGGCATAGAAGTTCGAACTCTCGTCATGAAGGGGGAAATAGGTCATCTCCCCGTCCGGGTTGTTCACATCCACCGTCTGGCCCGCTATCGTCTCTTTCCGGCTCGTAGGCATCTTCGTAACCTTGGCCAATACGCGGTGGCGCTGCTTCATGATAGCATTCACATGCCCGCTCATTTTATACGTATTGCCGAACTTGTACCCCGTCCTGTTGTCCAGGTTGGAGATGTTGGCGTCATCGGCCACGCTGTCGTCAAACTCGATCATCGTGTAAGGCGGCTGCTTGATGGTCAGCTCCGGATAACGGGCTGCATATTTCTCCAGTTCCTCATCGGCCAGGTACTTCGTCAGCGTCAGCTTTCCGCGAAGACCCGAGTGGCGGTCATCCACAGCACCCGTCTGCGTGTACGTTCCGTAGTCGTAATACTTCTTCAGCAGGGTTCCGTCGTCTTCCCGGTCTATCTCAAGCACAAAGCGCTCCAGCTTGCCGCTGCCGTCCAGTTTGGCCTGGTGCAGGTGTTCCAGCAGGACGAACCCGTCAATGCTGGGGCAGTTGGTATAGCGGTAGCCCCGCACATTGTTGATGCCTTCCAGTATCAGTCCGCTGTCGGGCAGCTTGGTCAGATATTCCAGGAACAGTTCCTCAATCGTGTCCGGCAGGCATAACTGCACAATCGGAGCACCGGTGGCCAGTTTCACACGGGTCAGCCCCGTACCCCTCACGTCCAGTTTCTTCAGGCGGCCCTGCCAGCTCAAGTCCAAAGTGGCCACATTGCCGTTGTCCCCATTCCGGGCCAGTTGGTTATTGCGCATGTTCACTTCTTCCAGAAGCAGCATCCCGTTGGTCGAGGCCATGAACGAGCCGTTCCGGTAACCGCTGGCTTTCTCCACGCTCATGTCGAGTCTTACCAAGCTGGTCAGCAGACCGAAATTGAATCCGATGGCGAACGCATCCTCGTGCCATACCAGTTCCTTGATTTTGGCTGCACCGATAATCTTCAGCGGGTCGTTCTCACCGAAGGCACGGGTCAGCTGCAACGAGTGGAGCACGTCCGCATCCACCACGCCGCTGTCGGCCTGCACGCCATTGCTGGTGGAAAGCTGCACACGGTACGGAATGGTCAGACGGTACTGCATCGGTTTCAGCGTGTAGGCCTTGTCCAGCGAGGACGTGGACTGGTAGAACTGGGCGCCAAGCGTGGATACATAGCCGTATTCCACCTGTTTTAAATCGTAGCGACGTTGGATGAAGTAGTTCCGGTGTGCTTTTAACGAACCCTTCAGACCGTAGATTTGCGGATACGTCTGTTTGGCACCGTCAGCACCTACCGGCATTTCGTTCAGGAACGGGTAGATGTATTTGAAGATACCGGACTTGTTATAGAGGCGTGAGCACCACTTCTTCATCTGTTCGGTATCGAAATGGTCAATGGCTTTCTGGATACTGAAGGCACTCATGAAGCTTGCGCCCCCGTTCCATCCGCTCACCATAATCTCCACAATCATGTCCCAGCAATTGGCCACGATGAGGTTCCACAGCCACGAGTTATGACCCTGCATCACATAAGCCCCGTCGCGCTTCGTCTGGCGGTTGTCGTCATACTTCCCGGTCAGGAACGACTTGTTGTCAGAACCCAACTGGCAGTCGCCGTCATAATAGTCAATCGACCATTTCACACCGTCCCATGTGCGGATAAGCATGTTCTTCGCAAGCTGGTCCACGCCAAGGTTGAACTGCACGTACAGATAGTAGGCAATCAGGTGGGGAAGGTCGAAATACTTCCCGGCCTCTTTCCTGAACGTATCGCTCTGCCACTTGGCGGTAGGGAACTTGTCGCCGTCGTCCTCATAGTCCACCCCCTCGAACGAATGGGATTCCGTACTGTAAACCATATTCTTGCCCGCAGTCGTTTCCTTCACACACCGGTAGACAAAGCTCATCATGCGGTCGGTGGCTTTGTACATACGGTCGTACTTGTCATCCGTACCCAGGTGGTCTTTCAGGTTCGGTTCTTCCTCCGCGTCACCGCCTCCGTCCGTCCAGAAGGTATCTTTCGGATGATTAAATTCCAGTCCTCCGTCAAAGTTATAGTCCATGAAATCCTTATGCTCCGGTTCGGTACTCGGCAACCAGTGGAACAGGCACAGCGGATTCGAGTTATTCAGCGTTTCAAAGCAGACAGGCAGGTACTGCTTGTGTCCTTCCTCGTCGGCTTCCAGATAGTTCAGCGTGTCGCCCTCGCCCCATTTCTCGCCGCCGATGGTCTCATCCTGGCCGAAGATGGGGTAGCTGTCGCTCTTCTCGTTGTTCATGTTGTACTGGCCGTAATAGGTCAGGTCTTCGTCGGCACTCTTCGCTACGAACAGGTCGCACGGCAGGCCGTCGATGGCCGAACGGTAATCATCCTCCAGCCCATGGTCTTTGGCGTAACGCTGGGCAGGCGTAAGCAGCCCCATCTCTTTCAGTCCGTCATTGATAAGCTTCGCACCACCGGTATTGGTGGTCATGGACGAGTCCGAGAAGTCGCATTTGGAACATGCCAGCTTCGCGCCTACGGAGTTCCGGCGCAACTTGAAGAGATTTTTCTTGCCGGTAGTTACCACCGGATTCTTCTGCCTGCCGTTTCCGTCAATCTCCCCGTAGCTCAATGTAACCGTCCAGCCGCTTGCCGTCTTCTGGAAGTAGAAACGGAAGTTCTTTCTGGCATAGTTCACGGAAGAAGTACCCTGAATACGGACATATACGTTGGTAAGGATAAAGTCAAGCGTCCTGTCCTCTCCGTTATAGAAACGGACCTCCCTTACCAGTTTGTTGGCCTTCTTGTCATTAAGCTGCGCCAGTGCATCCACCACGTTCAGCGCGTCGCTCTCGCTCGGAACCTCACTGCCCACGCTGCCCGTGCCTATCAGTACCAGGATCGAGTTCCGGCGCTTCTTCATCAGCCCCATCAGCTTCTCCATGCTCACCGTGTCTCCTTCGTTCAGCACGCGGTTGTCCTCATCCAGCGAGCGCACGCCCGGTTCCCCGTCGGCATCCTCCAGGTGGTTGCGGTCCACGATGTAGTTGTTCAGTACCTCGTCCGAGGTCAGCGCCTTGTTATAGATGCGCACGCTCTTCACGTTCAGGTCGGCACCTGCCGATTTGAACTCCAGCTGGCTCCGGATGTCGAAGTTCACCTTGTCCAGCCACTTCGAGGCGGCGGACTCTTCACCGTTCACATAGAAACCGATCAGTGTCCGCTGCTCGTTGGTCTCAACATTCGGGTAGAACACATACGTGATACGGATATTCGTACCGGGCTGGAACTTCGTACCCACCGAATCCTCGTAACGCAGCACCTGCCCGGCATCCACCGCCTCGGTCACCACACCGGTCAGGAACTTGGCCTCTTCCGGAGTCACAATCAGCCCGTACCGGTTCCCGTTGTCCAGCTGTCCCAGACAGGTGATCAGCTCGGCATCCGTGTCCGTCACGTTGGCCGTGCTGTATTCTATCTCCAGCGTCATGCCCACATCGCGTATGGCAAACCCTTCGGGCTTCTCCGCCTCGTTGAAGGGACGATAACCGCCGTCAGCCGTCAAGGTCATACCTGCACCGCCGGCCAGCAGCAGGCGGTCCTTGTGCCAGCCGCTGCCGGCACCGTATTCGTTCACGCTCCACAGCACGTCCCGGAACTCCATGCGCTTGTCACCGCTCACCCAGCTTGCCGGGTTGTTTTCCGTGTTGCTTCGCCCGAAGGCATCGAACGTGCACACGGCATCCGGGGCCAGGGTGGCTTCAATGTCGGGGTGCGATGTGGTGTTCACCTTCACCTCAAGCACGGCATCGCCGCACGACACACGGTAGTCCAGCGGTTCCACGTTCACGTTCGTACGTCCGTAGCTGCCGGTCTCACCGCGTTGGAGCAGGTCCTCTTTCACAACGCTGTCCCCATTCGTCACCTTCACACGTGCCGTGTACGCATCACGCTCATAGCCGGCATACGTGAAGTTCCAGGCAGTGAACTGCTCGGCCTCCAGCTCCGGATGTTTCCAGTCGCGCTGGAATCCGGAAGCCCGGTGGCTGAACATCATGCCGGCATAGGCCGTCACACCGCCGCCGGCCTTCAGCAGGGTCAGGTAATGGACCTCGCTTGTCACACCGGAGTTCTCGTGCAGGGCATAGGCTTCCACCACGTTCGTTCCGTCCTGCATCTGTGACAGGGGAACGGTCACGTTCTTCTGCTGCACACCGCTGCCGGCCGAAAGGCCGAGGGTATAGGGCTGCCCGCCGTTGATACGGTAATAGATGTTCTTTTCGCCGCTCGTACCCTTGGCTGTGAATGGAATGTTCACATCATTTTTATATCCCCCGTCAGCCAGTCCGTTCCCCACCGAATAAGTGGTACTTAATTCCATAGCCACCATTGTTACCCGGGCTGTGGCGGTTTTCATCAGCGTGCCGCCCTGGTAGGTACACTGCGCTTCAACCTGCACCGTATAGGTCGTGGCATCCTTCAGGTAAGGCGATGCGTCAAAGGTATAACCCTGCCCGGCGGTAACACCCGCAAACTCCGCATCCTGGAATTCGGTAATCACCGTGGAGCCGCGTTTAACAACCACCTTCGCCTTCAGGTCGCTGTAACCGTCAACCTCCGCGCCACCGGCAGTACCGACGCTTACCGCATATTTTACCACGAAACCGGTACCGAGTGCCAGGTACTGTGAGGAGGGAAGCCCCGCACCGCCGCTGTCAGTCAGGTCAATGTTCACCACTACCTTGTCGTCGTCGGTGTACTTTGAAAAGCGGACTTCCTTCGAACTTTCGCCGCCCTTGTTATCCTTCTGTTTCACGGTCATCACGTACTGGGTGCCGTCCTCGCTGTCCTGCACATCCACGTCCGTCACCGTGCCAACCATCGCATCGAATACCGTTCCGGATGTAGGGGCTTTCGTTTCCCCGCTCACCAGTTCCTCGGTAGGCGTGGCTTTCTCGTCAATGCTCTTCACATAGTTTTCCACCAGGCGGCCGCTTACGGGCAGCCCGCCGGTTGCGGCGTCACCGCTCCAGTCCGTATGCTGCATGTCCAGCCCGTCCTGGTCATATACCTTCTTTGCCATAATATATCGCTTTAGTCATTATTCATTTGTTTCTTCGCCACCCGTCGGTCCGGCTCCACGGCTTGTCGCCTCTCCAGAACCCGCTGCCGAAGCAGCTGCTTATGGCAGACCACACTAGCCTCGCTCCGGCATAGACGGCTGACAGGGAACGTTTCCCCACATACACAGCCGTTATTTCCTTACCGCCTATGGTTATCATCGTCAATCCTCCTCATAAATCAGATACAGCGTATTCGCATCCTTGTCCTGTAGTGCTTCGTAAGCTTCCTCGCTCATCACCTCATGGCGATAGGCCAGCAGTTTCAGAACGCCTCCCGTTCCGGTATATACGGCATCGCCAAGCAGGTAAAGCTTGTCCGGCAATATGGCTGTCCGTTCCGCATCCATGAACATGCCGGCAGGGGGTACACCCGCTACATCCCAGTCCCCGTAAAGGGTGGAGTCCATATAATAGGCGAACTTCCCGGCATCCGCCACATACACCACGCTGCCGCCCGGCTTGATACCCTTGTCAGGTAAAACGTTTCCTGTTTCCAGCCATGAGGAAAAGCGTGCAGTAGCCCCGCCGACAGCTGCTGTCGTAGTCTGTTCCACCTTGACTGCGGCATTTTCCGCCTTGGTTGCCGCTTCGTTGGCCTTGGTTGCGGCTTCCGTGGCGGCCTGCGTCTTTTCCTCCAGTCCGGCTACGGCCCCTTCCGCTTTCTTGGCGGCAGCCTCGGCACGGGCGGCGGCATCGCTCGCAGGTTTCCCAATCAGTTCCAGGGGTACGTTCACCATCTTGCCGTCCTTCTCACCGGGCAGTGATTTCACACCGCCCAGCGAGGTGACAGTCTCCAGATCCTCCACACCGGTAGAAGATTGGAGTACACGGTCCAGCACTTCCTGGACCAGTTCTTCCTGTGTCATTTCTGCCATAAGCCTATCCCTCTATCAGTTTTACAACTTGTGAATAGCACCCCGGGGTAAGCCCGGAAACCGCTTCCTTTATCAATACCGCGTCTTCCGCCGTTATATCAATTTCCCCGTCGGCATCCATTATCTGTATGCACAGGCGGTATGCCCGTAATTTCTTGTCGGCATCCGTCTGCTGGTTGCCACTCGGGCGGATCCCCGTTCCGTTGAACAGGCATTGCGCTACAATACGGCCGACAATTTGCATCTCACCATTGATCTGCAACGGCAGGCCGTCAAAATCCTTGAAACTGTCATAAAAATTCACTTTCATATCTCAACCGAATTTGTTATATGTGTGTCATGCCCACTACAATGCCGTTAACCACCTCAAGATTGTAGTTCGTGGACATGCCGAATTCACCTTTTATAGTCCATCTAAAATTTCCGCTCACCCCTTTCCTGTATGTGTAAGTACCGTCACTGCCAAGCGTCCAGCCCGTGCCGTAATTGTTCGAAAGCATATCATTACTGTACACGGCACCGTTCACATGGACGCCGCCGTCAAAATATCCGGCATAGGTGTTGGCACTTATCGGATAGGTCAGCCCATCCGATTTGCTGGAGGCATAGATGGCGGCACCGCCCATATTGGAACCGACGGCCTTCACCCCGAACCGCCCCTGGGTGGCAGCGTTGAAAGCCACATCCACGATGCCTTCCATATCTGACTGCGACACGCCGAGTTTCAGGCTGCGCGAATCATTGCCGAAATAGTCACCGGCTTTCCAGTACAACCGCCCGTCGTCAAGTGTAAAGCCACCGATCTTCCCGTCATCGGCATATATGGTTCCGTAAACCTTGGCATTCCGGGTTTCGATGCTTCCATCCTTGAGTATTTTGAAATATCCGTTGGCGGTGACCGACCCCTCCAGTATAATCTCGTCACCGGTAAGCTTTATCTTGCTGACGCTCCCACCGTCCGCCCCGGTCCCTTCCACGCTCACACCGATAAGGGCCACCTTGCCGGTGCTGTCCTGCGCGTACAGGCCGGAGCCCTCCGGCCTGATCACCAGCCCGGTCTCTTTCAGCGCCTCACCGTCCTTGTCGAACACGGCGGCCGAAATCTTCACCAGACGCTCGCTCTGCTCGAACAGCGTGCGGTACTTGTAGCTCAAAGCGTCCGCCTTGTTGGTGGAGAACACCAGCAGCGACACGTAGATGATGCCCGTAAACGAAAGTTTGAAGTCGCCCGTACCGTTCCAAAGGCCATCCAGCGTGAACATCTTCTCTCCGCCCACGGGTAGGTCCTCCTCATGCCCGAACATGTTGAAGTTCTCAAAACCGGTCTTGTCGGCACCGACAAACTCTATCTTCAGGCGGCCCGCCTTGATGACCCGGTAGCTGAACGAAAGATACACCACACCGGGGACACGCTCCCCGGCGCTGTTCGTCTGCCGGTATTCCGGCACCAGACGGAAGTCCTCCAGCTTTTGCATGATGTAGCCGTTCCGGATATAGGCGTAGGGAACTTTCCCGTCCGTGCGTATCTCGGCATGGCCCTCCGGCTTCGTACCCAACGGGCCGCCGTTCGCCCAGACCCATTTTCCACCCAGGGTGAACAGCGTCACCTTGCTCCCGGTCTTCCATTTCTCCATGCCGTCAGCGAAAGAAGTGTTATCGAAATAACTTTGCTCCTCACGTATCTCCTGCCGCAAGCCTTCCACCGCAGAATGTATTTTTCCCTCGGTTATTTCAAACCGCGTCAGGATATCCTCGCCCGTCATCAGTACGAACGTGCCCTTCAGCCACACGTTGTCGCCATACAGGCCGTTTCCCTTCGGCTGGTTGTCTGCCGGAAATGCGCTGCTCTTAATGCCGTCCAGCTTGCCCAGCCGGCAGCGAAGGCAACCATTGAAGTTCTTGGCCTTCACACCGTCCAGGATGTCGATACGGGGCTGGCCGTCCTCGGTGGCCGCGATGGAGATAAGGTTCTGACGCAGCGGGTTTTCAGTATTACCCATCAGTACGCACTCGTCGCCCGCCTCAGGTTTCACACCACCGAATTCGCTCACCGGAACCAGCACACCCCCGGCCACCACCGAGCCCACTTCAACCCAGTAGGCTTTCCGCTTCGTTCCGCCCGTAACGGCACAACGCATCAGGTCATGGGCCACAAAACCGCTTTCCTGCTCGAACAGGATGCGGTAGTTGTCGCCCTGCTTCACCACGTCCTTTATCTTTCCGTTCGCGGCCGACACAACAATCTGACCGCACACGCTGCGGATCTGCTGTATCAGCAGCTCCAGAGCCACCAGGCTCTGCCGGGCAGTAACCTTGTCCACGGTCAGGTTCGTCAGTCCCGTCAGCTGGTCTATCCATATCTGCCAACCTTCGCCTGTAAGTCCGTCCACGAACTCCATGCTGCGCAGCAGTTCGCGTATAACGGCGGTCAGGTATTCGGCATTGCCCTCACCGTCCACGCTACCGCCTTTCTTGCCTGAGGAGTATTCCCCGAAAGTCACACCTTTAAGGAAGCCCTGGAGTTCCGTCGCCGTGTCCGGCTTGTGTTTGTTCAGGAACTCCTTCTGGCTCCTCCTTGCGGAAAACAGGTTGTTGTCCGTCGGCAGTGTCCTGTCCCAGCTACGGATAATGTCCGGAAGGGCGCCTCCCTCCGTTTTTGATTTCGTATAGCTCTTCAGCGCACCGATGCTGTCCGTCACCTTGTCAAACTTGCCCACCTGAAGCGCGTCGCTTATCTCAATATCCATCTGCCCGGGCTCGTTCACCTTGCGGGTGATTTTCGTGATACGACTCTGCCGATAGCCTGTTTCCGGGAAATACTTGACACTCTCCAGTCTTACCCGCCTGCCCACAAACAGGTCAATACCGTGTTCCTCCATATATACATGGTCTGTCGGGGCCTTGTAGGCGGCAATGTCCAGCCAGTGCTCCTTGTTGTACTCGTCCACCGCAGCCGCAAACTCCTCTTCGGCCAGCCGGTAATACTCATCCGGCATACGGATGTTCCACAGGATATAGGTGTCGCCTGCTCGCGGCACCAGCTTGCCGCCCGGCAGCTGGGTGTCGTCATCGTAGGGCCAGATGGTGATCAGTTCGAATTCACGTGCCGCGCTGTCGTAGTTCACCTCAAAATAGTGGTCGTCACTCTCCCCGAGTCCGGCCAGGTCGCCCGTCTGGAACGACACCCGCTTTGTCTCGCCAGCCAGCTCGTACTGGTTGGGGTCAAAGTCCAGTTCCCCGTCCCGGAAATAATAGACGGTGAATTTGTTGCCTTCATCGTCTGCTACCTCCTCGCTGCGAACCGAGCTCACCGTACCGACCCGACGGGGGAAGATGCCGCTGAAGGCATCCTGCTCGTAATGGTCATAGATGCCGTATTCCTCCACGCCCTGCTCGATGTACTTCCTGCCGCCGGGAAGCATCAGACGCGGGCTGCCGTATTTCTCCGCATCGATATTGCGGGTCGAGCCTACCGGGAACAAGCGCGTATAGAATTTGGCCGTGTTGCTCGTATCTCTTTCCAGGGAGGTCAGCCCCTTGCCATAGCCAAGGGTAATTTCTTCCCCATGCTCGCAGCGGCACACGTTCACAGTCTGCCCCTCAACCCACCATTCGGCCTTGCCGCCTGCCTTTTCCGCGATGGCTTTCAGCGCTTCGTCGCAGTACATCCCCTCGTAGTCTATCGTAATCAGCTCCGTACCTTCCACCGTACCCGTCTTCCAGTCGGTAATGTGGCCCATGCCGTCATTGATAGCCTTCACCACCATCGCCACATGCTCGCGGGGCGTGGCCGTCAGTGTAAACAGGGGGTTGGTGTCGCCGTCCGTCGTCTCCAGCACAAGGAACCGCTTGATAAGGCTTTCCACGCCGTACAGCTTCAGGTCATAGTCCCATTCACACTCGTTCACCTGCTTGGGGGTGTAGCGTTCCGTCAGCCAGTATCGCTCGCCCAGATAATCCGTATAGTCGTTCACGTCAAGGGCGATATGTTCGTAATGGGTGAAGGAAAGGGACAGGACATTCTCTCCCTGAACCTCCTTCTGTTGGGTGGAGCTGTCATCCGGAGCGATGTCCGCACGTTTATTGCCGTTTCTGTCATATATGGTCAGCATGTCTGTAATCCTTTAAATATCGTTTGAACTGCATTTGAATGTCGTTAAATCACCGGTACCGGCTCGCGGAACTTCACTTTGAATTTTCCGGCATGCACACCCTCTTTCCACAGGTAGGTCAACGGGGTGAACTTCGTGCAGTCCGCATATTTGACACGAAGGGTCAGCTCAAGCTGGGGAAAAGAAATGTCGAGCCATCCGTCCCGGCCCTTCTTCAGGAAATTCACGAAAGCGAAATACCGCTTCATCCATCCCGACTGTGTCCGGGCGTACAGGGCAAAGTGCAACGTCACGTCGCGTGCCTCGTTCCTCGGGGTAAGCACGGCGCTGTATTTTTCCCCGTGCTCTTCCCGTATGTCCACGGCAGTGTCCTTCTTCGCCTTGCTCGGGGTCAGGATGGCCGTCAGGTTCTCCATGCCGCCGCGCCGGTCTTCCACCAGAAACACGCCGTATTCCGTCCAGATGTCCGTGCCGTTCACCAGCACCAGTCCGCCAAGTATATCCGCCATATCACTTCACTTTTAATCCGTCACGTATTATTTTCCTTATCTCGGCCTTTATTTCGCCCAGATGCCCCGCGCTCGTACCGGTATGTTCATCGATACGGGCAAGATGCCCCTCGGCGGTATTCATCCTGTCGATGACGCTCTCCATCTTGTCATCGATGCTCGACCAGTGTTGAAGCCCGCCGGTGAACATGCCCTCCAGCTTCGTGCCCTGGTCCTGCGTCATGGCCGTAAAGCCGCCGGCCTTCGCGCTCTGGGACGCGCCACCCTGCTGCGTCTTGTCGTAGCCCGTAGCCGCCGCCAGATTGTCACGCAGGGCAAGGGCTTCATCCACATACTGCATGTACTCATCCGTCAGCGCGTTCCGTTCCGCTTCGGTCAGATCGTTGTCCTCCATCGCCTTGCCGAACTTCTCCCACCAGCCCTTCAGCTTATCACTGTACAGCTCGCCGATCTTGTTGCTCAGCATCGCACGCATGAAATATTCCGAAATGTCCTCAGCCGCATCCTTGGCACCGTACTTCATGTTCATCAGGTTGTCGATGAAGCTGCTGTACATACCGTCGAATGAAATGCCGGTCAGCCCCTCATACAGCTGGTCGGTCAGTTCCTCCAGCTTGCCGGCCTGGGCTATATAGTCATCCAGCTTCTCGGTCAGTCGCCCGCCGTAGCCACCCTTGCCGGTGTCCTGGATCTGCGTCCACATGTCCACGTTGCTGCGCAGTGCCTTCATCTCCTCCGGGCTCAGGCTCCACAGGTTCCCGTCCCACTGGCGGCCTATCTGCCCGCTCAATTTGTCAATCTGCGCCTGGTTGAATCCGCCCCAGTAGTAGTTCCAGGAATGGTGGCTGCCATGGTAGCCTGCCTGCGCCATAGCCATCTGCAGGTAGTTCGAATTCGTTTCCTGCTGCATCCTGTACGCATCGCGGTAAGCAGCTACTGATTTTGTTCCTTTGCTTGCCTTGATGGTATCGGTCAGATCCTCGATGGAGGTCTGTAGTTTCTCATTCCGGTCTGTAAGGCGGTCTATAGCCGCCTGTACTTCCCTGGCATTTCCCCCAATACCGAACAGCTTGTTGAAACCTCCGAAAGACACCGTATTCAGTAATCCGCCGATACCTTTCACAAGGGAGCCGCCTATCTGTTTGAACAGGTCCCCGCTGAGGATATTGTCGAGTATTCCGGTTATCGCATTGAAGATGGTGTCTATCAATGATGAGATAATCGGGCCAATACCGTCTTTCAGCAAATCCAGTATGGAGAGAATGGCCGATATGATCTGTCCGATAACTCCGGCACTTGACAGGGTCTCGGACATCTGACTGATGGCATCACCGACCTTGCCTCCGATATTCAGTTTTGACAGCCCGGTAAGCATATTCTGGATTCCTTCAAATGATCCTTGTAAGGTTCCGCTTGCAAAACCGTGCAATCCGTTGGATACCAGGTTCAACCCGTCAACCGTGTCCCGGGAGGCACTTTTCACCTCCCCGGCAAGCACCTTCATTTCAGAGGTGGCGTTCAGGTATTCTTCGTCAGCTGAAGCACTGGACGATTGAGCCATTTGAAGAGCAATTTTGGTACGTTCTATTTCTGCCTGGTTGCCGCTTTCAAGTGCTTTGTTATAATCGGTTTGAGACTCTTTCAACCGGATGAATGCCTCTTCCTGTTGCAGTTCCGCATTCTGCACACGTGTTACGGCATCCCCCAAAGCGTGCATCCGCGTCTGCAACTCGCCAAAATCCAATGTCCCGTTTCCGCCTGGAAGCATGCTTTGAATACGTTCAATGGCATCATAAACGACCTGTTGGTCTGCTGCCCCCGAACTTTTGAACTCATCCGTCTTGGCATATTCTTTCAGCTCGCCAAGCAGGTTCTTCATCTGGTCTGCAAGCAGACCGGTCAAGTCCCCGAAAGCGGCTCCCCAGTCTATCTTTTGGGATAAGGCCTCCATATCCACCTTATGCACAGCAGCATCACGCTGCTTCTCCAAAGTCAGCATTTCGCCCCGGGACTGCGCCTTGCGGATTTTCTCCGCATATTCTTCAGCGATGGCCAGCTTTTGCTGCTGGAAGGTCCCGTATTCCTTCAGATAGTCACGCATGGCTTCCGCCTCTTCCCTGTACACATCCGACTCCGCTTTTTTACGTGATTCGACGTTCGAAGCACGGGCTTTTTCAAGTGCATCCTGTTGCTCCCGGGTGAGTCCGCCGTCTCCGGTGGGTATGCCGGCTTCCCGGTTTTCCCGTTTCCAGGCGGCTTCCTGCCGGTCTATTTCTTCCTTCCGTGCGTTATAGTCATATTCGATTTGTGCCAGTCTCTTTTCGGTACCGGCTTGCATACGGTCTATTTCCTCCTTCCGGTTCTCGGCCTGGAGCGCCGCAAGTTCCTGCGCCAGCCTGAGCTCTGTGGCAAGCCGCTGTTTGGCCTCCGCTTCCGGATCCTTACCGGGCTGCTTGGGGTCGGTATGTCCGCCGATATCCCCTTTCCTGGCTGCTTCTGCGGATTTCTTCATCTCTTCCTCCGCCTTCTTCAAGTAACCGTCACGTTTGTTCTCGGCATTCTTCAGCAGGATGTCATAAGCCTCCTGATCATGTTTCTTGATGGCAGCCTGCGCATCATAGAACTGACCGACTTCCGCCATGTTTGACTGTATGAGGTATTGTCCCATCTTTCCGAAGAATCCCATGGCGCTTTCCGCCTCTTCCGGTTTCTGCGCTTTTATTTTATTCACTTCCTCATCGGCCTCTGCGGCTTTGTTTACAAGGTTCTGAACATTGGCCTGGTGAAGTAGCACCTGCACATAGTCCTCACTTTTCTTAATAAGGGTGTCATACCACCCGGATAAGGTTTGATAGTATCCGAAAGATTCCCCGTACTTGCGGTTCAGTTCCTCCACCTTGGCTCTTTCCTGTTCCTTGCTGCCGGTGAAGTTCTTTATTTCATCAATGACCGATTTGAGCTCGAAACGGGTACGCACCATCTGGGCGCGGCCGTCCTTCTCTATCTCGGTCATTTCCTTGAGTGATATGTTGAACTCATCCACGCCTTTCTTCGCACTGAACAAATCCTTCGTCCACTCCCAGATTTCGTCACCGTACATCACAAGCAGCATGATGCCGGTGGTGAGAGCCGTCTGCCAGGAAAAGAGGGAGGAGAGTACCTGTTTCCATACCGGCGTGCCTTTCTTGCCCGACTTTTGCAACTCGTCGTATTCTTTCCGGGCACGGGCAAGTTCGTCCGTAAAAATCGGCAGGTTGTTGGATATGGCCAGGAAGAACATCTGCGGTCCCATGGCCAACGATGGCATTTCACGCGCCATCTGCTGGATACTGTTGTGAAGCCCGTTGAACTGCCGCTGTGCATTGGGAATATCCGGAGGCGTAACCTGTACGGATTCTGACTCCTCCTGCAACTGCTTCAACTTGCCGCGCAATTCCTCAAGCTGCTTCTCCAACGCATGGATCTGCGCGATATTGGCACTCTGGTCCAGATTGGGGGAAGCCGTCTCACCGGCAAGGCGCAGCCTTTCCAGCTCCGTCTCCAGCAGACTCACGGTATTACGAAGTTCCAGCGCCTCACGTCCGGCCTTGTCCATGCCGGGGGTAAGGTTGTCCTTCATCAAAAATTCAATCTCTACAGGTTTGCTCATTTCAATCGGCTTTGAAAAAATCCTACTATATCACCCGCTTCCTCTTCCACGCTCCTTCCCGCACCGGAAGTGCCGGTACCGCCCGAGGTACCCGACTTCTTGCGCTTGTAGCGGGGCGCGTCAGAAAGCATCATAATCAACGTCTGGTAGTTCACACCGTCCAGGATGTAGTCCACACTCCAACCGGTCGCGGTCGCTATCTGCCACACGAAGCCGAAGGGGCTATGGGAACCCTCAAAACGGGTCTTTAACTCCCCTTCCTTGCACGGCTCAGTCTCAGCTTCGTCGGATTCGCCCGCTCCACTGATCTGATAATACGCATAAAATCCTCTGTCCCCAGCAGGTGCTCGAATGTCCGGAAAGCGGCCATCAGGTAGCGCCATTCCACGAAGTTACGGAGACACCATGCCGTCGGACCGATAAGGAAATGCCGGGACAGATAGCCCCGGCACACCGTATAGGCCAGCAGGCGGCTTACCGATTCCGTGTGTTCCACGACAAAGGCAGCTCCCGCTTCCCGGTCCAGCCGTTCCGGATCCGAAACTTCCACACCCATCTTCAGGTACTCGCGGGTCATCAGAAGCAGCCCGCGCATCCGGGGACGTTTCATTGTGACCCGGAACCGGACCGGTTTCTTTGCCCACGGCAGCCGCCACTCTTTCAGGGGAACGGATACACCCGCATCGAGCAGGGCATCCGCACACTCCTTCTGGATCAGCCTTACCACCTCAACTTCCATACGCTACTCCTTTTCAGTATTGGCACGGGCCGCCTGTGCCGCAGCCTGAACCGTCGGCAGCTTATATTGTTTCCACTCATCGGGAACGGCTTCCGTATCGAACACCCCATAAGGCTGGGAACCGTCCTCGGGCATGGCCACTTCCAGAGTACACTCGATTTTCGCAGTTTCAGTAAGTGTCAGCTTGCCGGCAAGGTTGGAAAGAAGCGTGCCGTTCGGTATCAGTACGCTCTGTCCGGACACCAGGGAGAGTTCCCACGGACCGTCCATCAGCACGGCCGATGTAGGAGCGGTCCAGCCCACAGGAGTTTTCTTTTCCGTATCCTCCTTCTTGTAATGAAGGGAGCCCCCAAGCAGTTTATGAAGATTCTCGTAGTTCAGCTGGATGACATTGAACGTGGGGGCGATGCTGCCGTTCGACTGGGGGATAATCAGCACCGGGGTTCCCGGCACCTGCTCCGCGTTTATCTTGGTCGATTCAGGTTTAACCCCGCCCATATCAAACGAACCGGGTTCGATGTAGCCTACCACAAAGTCCTTGTATTTCACGGCACCGAGGCCGTACATAAAATTCTTGTTCATCGTTTTTTCAGTTTCATTGTTAATAACATGCCGACAAGCAGGCCGGCAACCATTCCCAGAATAAACACCCGCACCGGGTTCGGAGGGCGTTTTTCCTCCGTTTGAACGTCATTTGAAATTTCGCTCTTGGTCTCGCTGCGGATACGTGTCAGTTCCGACTCATACCACAGCACCAGCCGTTGCAAGCTGTCACAGGTGGCCGTCACGACAAGGGTGTCGCCGCGTAGCGCCACACCGGCTCCGGCACGCCCTTCCTTGCCATGGAAAGAGGCATTCGGGGGAAGTGAAAGAAGGTCAACAACCGGTATTTTCAGCTTCATCACTGATTCCGGAATGCCCGCCATCAACAGCCCCGCGGATGCGTTTCTTTGACTGTCCGCGTTTTGGACGGACCGGGTCGACCGGCTCGTCCGATCCAGGGTTCTGGATGTCCCGCAGCTCATAAAGCACAGGACAGTCAGAACGGTACTCGCAATCATTGGCACCGTCAATTGCCTTGCGAAGACGTGCCATTTCCCTTCTTGTCGCATTCAGTTCTTTTTTTAACGGTTCTACAATATTTTCTATCAGGATATGCGTGGCCTTGTCCACGTTGTCGATACGTACCGTCTCGGCGGCGGCGTTCGCTTTCCTGACAGTAGGCCTGATCGTTATCAGGGCAGTCAGGGCGGTAGCAAGACCGCCGCCCAGAACAAGGTTAAGTATCTCACTCAAGTCCATGCACAAATCCTCCCTGAAAAAATGCCTATTTACCTCCTGCCTTTTTGGCAAACAGGCCGATAATCCACTGTACGAAACCCGTATCGGCAATGCCGTTCGCCACAAGGGAGGACCCGAGACCGTACAGGAGTGCGATATACCATTCCACATCCGCCACAAAACCCGCGTCAAGCCACCACAGGAGCATCACGGCAACAATACCGGTAAGCCAGCTCACAAGCTGCGTCCAGATACCTGACATCTTGGGAAAAAGTTTCTTGATACCTTCCACAAGAAGGACAATACCGCCGGCAAAGCCGGCAAAGGTCGCGATTATCGCGTCATAATCCGTTTCCGGAGTCAATCCGTCCTGAGCGAAAGCCACGGATACGAATCCGAGCATCAATGCAAAAAAGAATAAAAGTCGTTTCATCTGTCTTTTGGTTTATTGGTTTATACCTATTGATTCAAGCCATTCCTGAACATCGAAACTGGGACAGGCTTTAGCCGCCAGTTCGTTATGACCCACAATGCGAACATCCGGGAATCTACGGTGGAAGTCCTTCACATACTTATCCAGCGCCTTCTTCTGACAAGCCGTGCGAGTGTCTTTCGGGGTCTTCCCGTCTCCGGCCACTCCCCCGGCATATACTATATGACGGCTCACACTGTTGTAACCTGTGGCTCCGTTGGTCACTTCCCAAGGGTCTACCTGCGCATCCTCGTTGTTGTCCACAAGACGTTCCACGCCCCCGTTCAGGTGAAACAGGTCGGTATAGCCCACCTGCTTCCATCCTCTTCCTCCCTGGCACACCGGAGAAGTATGCCATTTGTGGATGTCCGCCGAAGACACCTCACGCCCCTCCGGAGTGGCCGTGCAGTGAATTACCAGATACTTCAACTTTCCCATGCCTACGCCTCCTGTTTTGCCTGACTGACGGTTATCTTCACGGTCTTGGCCTTGTCGGAGTCCAGCGTCAGGGTGACAGCCCCGCTCTTGTCCTTGCCCGTCGTATTGGCTGCGGCGGAGATACGGATACCGTTATCCGTCGGGGACACGGTAAAGCCCGCAGGGGATGCGCTCACGCTGTACTCGCCGGATGCGGTCACGGCAATATCCTGGCTGCCGCCTTCCGGCTTGATAGTCACCTCCGTCGGATCGGCGGACAATGTCTTCTCCGCAGGCTTGAATACCGGGGACTTGCGGGTATCCAGAACCACGAACTCCTCACCGAATGCGATATTCGTATCCGCCTTCATCAGAAGCTTGAAAAAATAAAGTTCGCTGGAGTTCATCCACTTGTCGATCTGAATTACCTCCTCGTCATCCTGGAGGTTCACACCGGCGAACAGGTTGCCGTCAGCTGACGGGGAACAGATGGTGGCCACAATCAGGTCATCGGGCCAGGAGTTCAGCGTCTCGATGGTGATGCCTTTGTAACGCTTCTTGTTCAGGTCGGTCTCGCTCGCATTCTTGTATTCGCGTTCGGTCAGTTCGTTGTCATACTTGTCGAAGTCATCGATACTCATCAGGATACGCAGGTTCGGATTCTCACGCAACGCTTTGGGGACAGCTGCACGTACCGCCTTCAGTTTGGCAAGCATGCTGGACGTGTCGGAAGGTGCGGACACGACAACAACCTCCGTATCCTTGGCTGCCTGTGTCAGGATGCCGTCAAAAAGGTGGTCGTCATCATCGCCGAACTCACCGTTGATATAATGCCATCCGAGCTCGAACTTCACACTTTTGCTGAGTTCGTCAAGCAGAGTGTTCTGCGCTTCAGGCGGAAGCTCGGAGAACACGAGGTTGCCCTTCGGTTGCCACTTGCGCCAGATATGTTCGAACGCGCGCGGGTTGAAGGTGGTGAACGCCATGAAGTCCTCGGGGTCAAGGGATTTCTCCGAATAGTTGAAATTACCTTTCGAGTCCTCCAGTGTAGGGTTCTCCTTACGTTTCTGCAACATCCTGCCGGTCTTGATACGCGGCAGACTGATTTTCTTCTCCACTCCGGGAATAACCATGATCAGTCCTTTTTCGACAAGGTCATTTCCGGTGGTGGCAAGGGTCAGGATCTTTTCCAGCACCTCGCCGTTGTAATTGGTGTTTCTTACTACTATTGCCATAGTCCGGTTCTATTATTTACGGTTCAACTTTTCCTGAATTTCACGCATGCGCTTGTTCCACGGGCCCTCATTGTCCGGTTCCGTGCGCACATCAGTCATGACCCTGCGTTTGGGAGAGAGCCTCTCCAGGGCCTTTTCACCGTTTTCACGATCCTTCGCCAGCAGGTTCTCATAAATCGGGCGGGTGGAGGCATCAATACGCCCGTCCTTCTCGGCGGCGTCCAGCAGCTGCTTGCGCGCGGCGGCATCATCCGCCTCCGCTTTGTCCTGGAACACCTTCAGCTCACCCTTAAGGCGGTCGACTTCCGCATTCAGGGAGGGCACTTTGCCGGCTTCCGTCTCCAGAAGCCCGATTTCACGGAGGAAATCATCGTCCGTCGCACAATTCGTGAAGCGAGGACGTTTCTTGAGTTCGTCTAAATTCATGTCATTCTCGTTTTGTGGCTGTTGCAGCCGGTTATTGAATATTTGGAATACCTGTTCGGGAGTACTGTCCTCAGGCACCGGGTCAGCGTCATAAATACCGTCAATAAGCCCAAGCGCCAGCGCTTCATCGGCACGAAGCCAGTGATCCCTGCCGTCAAAATACATCGCGCGGATTTCATCCCTGGCCTTACCCATACGGGTGGCATACATCTCACAAAGGGTATCCTCAAGCGCCTCGATCTCACGGATGCAGTTCTTCATCTCATCCTTGTTGCCGTAACAGCCGCCCTGAACACTGTGAAGCATCAGACGGGCGTAACGGCTCATCTGCACGGGCTTGCCGCAAAGGGCGATAACGGAGGCCATGCTGGCGGCGATTCCGTCCACGTAAATGGTAATGTCGGCCTTGCTGTTCTTCAAGGCATTGAAAATGGCGATGCCCGAATAAACCTCGCCGCCGTTGCTGTTGATGCGCACGTCCACCTTCCCGGTCAGGGCTTCCGCTTCCAGAAGCTCACGGGCGATATCACCGCTGCGCACACCATCACCATACTCGCCGATGTCACCATAAAGAAGGATGCAGCAGGCATCGGTCCCGGGTATCATATTGAAAAATCTACTCATGTCACTATCGTTTTGGCAGGTCCTTCCCTGCAAAGTTTACGGTGCGAAATTAGGGGGATTAAAAGCCTTTTTCAAACCGCGTTTTCATCATGGAGACTTTAAAGGATTGCCATGACGCTTTAAAATGTCATCATGCGGAGCGTATTTTTTTTCGCTCCTTTTCCTTATCAATTTTGCACGTAAAAAAGGAGGTAACATGGCCGAACTTACAAACGAGCAGAAAAAGGCATGGGCGAAAACGCTCTATACCCGAGAGACGCTCACGCAGGCGGAAATAGCCGAGCGTGTGGGGGTCTCGCGGGTGACGGTGAACAACTGGATAGGCAAAGGAAACTGGGAGCAGCTGAAGGCTTCCATAACCATCACACGGGAGGAGCAGCTGAAGAACCTGTACCGGCAGCTGGCGGAACTCAACAACGCCATCATGGGAAAACCGGAAGGGGAACGGTTCCCGAACGCCGCGGAAGCGGACACCATTTCCAAGCTGTCGAACGCCATCAAGAAACTGGAAACAGAAGTGGGGCTGGCGGACATCATCTCCGTGTTCTCCGACCTGCTCAAATGGGTGCGGACCTACGATTCCACGCAGGCGAAGGAGATCACCCCGCTTCTGGACGCGTTTGTCAAATCAAAATTATCCTGACATGGCAAAAAAAAGACTCACAACACAGGACAGGCTCGCGCTGGACAACTGGAACGAGCTGGTGGCATCCGTGCGAGAACATTCGGACATCAACCCCACGGACACGGAAACGGAAATCAGACAGAGGCGGGAAAGGCTGGAGAAGAACGACGAGGAGTGGTTCAAATACTACTTCGCCATGTATTGCACCTGCGAGTCCGCCGCCTTCCACAAGAAAGCCACCGGGCGGCTGATGAGGAACAGCCGCTGGTACGAGGTAAGGGCCTGGTCACGCGAGCTGGCGAAATCCGCACGCTCCATGATGGAGATATCCAAACTGGCACTGACAAAAAAGATACGCAACGTGCTGCTGATCTCCAACTCGGCAGACAATGCGGAAAGGCTACTGCTGCCGTTCATGGCGAACTTCGAAGAGAACCAGCGGATCATACAGGACTACGGACAGCAGAAAAAACCGGGAGCGTGGGAAACCGGGGAATTCACCTGCATGTGCGGGTGCTCCTTCCGCGCCATCGGAGCCGGGCAGTCACCGCGCGGTACGCGTAACAAGAACTTCCGCCCGGACTTCATCCTGGTGGACGATATAGACACCGACGAGGAGTGCCGGAATCCGGAACGAATCAAAACCAAATGGAAATGGCTCGAGGAGGCACTGATACCGACCATGTCCGTATCGGGAAACTACCGCATCCTGTTCAACGGGAACATCATCGCGCCGGACTGCTGCATCAAAAGGGCCATCGAAAAGGCCACCGAACTGAAGGCGAAAGGAATCGGGCACGTGGATATCATCAACATCCGGGGAAAGGACGGGCTGTCCGTATGGCCCGAAAAGAACTCCGAGGAGGATATAGACCTCTTCCTTTCACTGGTGAGCGCGGCGGCGGCACAGAAAGAGTTCTTCAACAACCCGGTAGTGGACGGCGGCGTGTTCGCGGAGATCACCTATGGGAAAGTGCCGGCACTTTCCAGGTTCAAGTTCCTGGTGATATACGGGGACCCCGCACCGGGAGAGAACAAGACGAAAAAAAGTTCCACCAAAACGGTATGCCTGCTCGGGAAACTCGCGGGAAGGCTTTATCTGATAAAAACGTTCCTGGACAGGGGGCTGAACGCGGAATTTGTAGAGTGGTACATCAAGCTGCTGGAGTTCGTGGGCGGAAAAACCACCGTGTACTGTTACATGGAGAACAACAAATTACAGGATCCTTTTTTCCAGCAGGTATTCCAGCCCATCGTGCGGCGGATACGCAGGGAAAGGAAAATATCACTGTACATCACCGGAGACGAGGAGAAGAAAACCGACAAGGCCACACGTATCGAGGCGAACCTGGAACCGCTCAACCGGGAGGGGAACCTGATACTCAACGAGGCTGAAAAGGACAACCCGCACATGAAACGGATGGCGGAACAGTTCAAGCTGTTCAACCTGCAACTGACCTATCCGGCAGACGGACCCGACTGCGTGGAGGGAGGGAACAGAATTATAGACCGCAAGGCCAGACAGTCGGAAAAGCCCGTCATTGTCACAAGGAAAAGCACGCGGTCGCAAAACAAGTACAGAGTGTAAACTTCAATACCTATCATTATGAGCAAATTTATAGAACTTTCAGACTACGACGCGAGTATACACCGCGAGATTCTGGACGCACTGACAAGGGAGGACGACGCCGTCGTGGAGATATGCGAGGACCGCGCCGTCGCCGAGATGCGCTGCTACCTTTCCAGACGTTACGACTGTGACAAAATATTCACGGCAACCGGTGACAAACGCAACCAGCTTGTCCTGATGATGGCCATCGACATAGCCGTGTACCACATCTTCTGTATACATAACCCGAGGAACCTGTCACCGCTGCGGAAGGAACGCCACGAAAGGGCCGTCAAATGGCTGGAAGCCGTGGCGGCCGAGGAGATATCGGTGGACGGCCTGCCCCTGCTGTCCGAAGAGACGAGGGCGGCAAAATCAAATTTCCTTATCAAAAGCAACCGTAAACGTGTAAACCATTGGTAATATGAGCAATAGAAAGAAAGGGGCCGGAAAGATAACCCAAAGCGGGAACCTGCCGAGGCCCGGGCAGAAAGGACCCGCAACCATCATACTGACACAGCCCAGAAGGTTCGGTATAGACATAGCGGACTACATGCTCGCGGTAAGGGCTTTCGAGAATGTGGACTACTCCAGACGGTTCAGGCTGTACGACCTGTTCAGCGACATACTCATGGATACGCACCTGACAAGTGTCATTGAGAAACGGAAGAATGCCGCACTGGCATCTTCCATAGAATTCCGCAGGAACGGGAAGCCGGACGAGAAGGTGAACAAGCAGATCAGGTCCCCATGGTTCCGGAAGTTCATAGGGGACATCCTGGACGCCAAATTCTGGGGGTTCTCACTCGTGCAGTTCTACCGCAAGGGGGAATGGGTGAACTACGACCTGATACCGCGCAAACACGTCGATCCCGTGCGCAGGCTCATACTGCGACACCAGACGGACACCACCGGGACGTCCTGGGACGAGTACCCCGACCTGTTGTTCATCGGTTCACCCGACGATCCCGGACTGCTGGTGAAAGCAGCCATCTGGGTGATATACAAACGTAACGACGTGGCGGACTGGGCACAGTTCGCGGAAGTGTTCGGAGCGCCCATCAGGGAGTACACGTATCCCACGGATGACGACGAGGCACGGCAGAAGGCGCTGGACGACGCGGACAGCACCGGAAGCCTGTCGGTTTTCGTGCACGCGGAGGATACGGTGCTCAAGCTCGTGGAAGCCGCGAACAAGACAGGGAGCGCGGACCTCTACGACAAACTCTGCGAGCGCTGCAACAACGAAATCTCAAAGCTGTTCCTCGGAAACACGCTCACCACCGAAGCATCCGACAAGGGCACACAGGCACTGGGAACAGTACACAAGGACGTGGAGGAGAAAGTGACGCTCTCCGACAGGCAGGACATCCTCGACGTGCTCAACTATGACATGGCCGACATATTCGCAATGCTCGGAATAGACACCACAGGCGGGGAGTTCTGCTATCCGGAAAAGAAGCTTATCGAACCGGAGAAAAAGATGTCCATCCTCACACAGCTGCGCACGAACTTCAACCTGCCGGTAGGTGACGACTACCTCTACGAGGAATTCGGGATCGAGAAACCGGCAAACTATGACGAGCTGAAGAAACGCCAGGAGGAGAAAGCGGCGGAAATCGAGGCGGCGAAGGCCCGAGAGACCGAAAAGGCGGAAGAGGATGAACCGGATCCGGAAAAGCACGGTAAAGGAACACCCAAAGAAAAGAAAAATGCCCTTAAAAACGCATACAACTGGCTGAAACGTTTTTTCGGGAAAGCCCCGGGGAGAGACGGGGCAACTTTAGAATGGTGATAAACGACCTCTACAGAATGGAGGACAAACAGGTGGAAACTTTATTCTCGTTCGATGAAGAGGTACTGAAGAAAGCCCTGAAGAACATATACAGCAAAGATTTCCATCCCATGACCGACATCGAGGAGAACCTGTTCGAGGCCACGTGGAAAACGATGAACAAAGCCACCGACAAGGGGTTTGGGACACGGAAAACCGATGATCCGGATTATGACTTCTACCGTGAAATTCGAATGAACAACGCCGTGTTCGCAGCTTTCAAGGTACACAGGGCACAGAACGACATGGCAGCGCTGCTGCTGGACAAAAACGGAAATTTAAAGCCGTTTGAACAGTGGGTGAAGGAAGCCATGCCCATAGCCGACCACCAGATGATCCATTGGCTGCGTACAGAATACGACACGGCCGTCATACGGGCACACCAGGCCGCGGACTGGAGACAGTTCGAAAGGGAAAAGGACATATTGCCGAATCTCAAATGGATGCCGTCCACATCCATACATCCGGGAGCCGACCACAGAATATTCTGGGGAACCATACGCCCCGTCGATGATCCGTTCTGGAACGAGCACAGACCGGGGGACCGGTGGAACTGCAAGTGTACGCTCTCATCAACGGATGAAGCGCCGACAGCAGTACCGGACGAAAACGGGCAGAACAAGGCACATGACGGTCTGGAAAACAATCCGGGAAAAGACGGCAAACTGTTTTCAGACAAACACCCCTACGTTACTGAAGCGCATCCGGGAGCAAGAAAAGCCGTGGACGCACTGACCAGGCGCATCAACGAAATGATAGCCGAAATGCCGGACAACCTGACGCTGGAGGAAAAAACCGACATCGCCTGCAACAATCTCAAGATAGAAAAGGCACTCGGCGTTACCAAAGGCAAGCCGATGACATACGAACAGGCGAACAAGGGAAAGGAGAACCCGAAATTTGGAAAAGAGGAAGGATACCGCGTGAATTGCCAGACCTGCACCGTGACACACATGCTCAGAAGGTTGGGGTTTGACATCGAGGCAAAACCCAACATCAGACAAAGCGCATACAATGAAATGGCAAAACAAGGTATCACATGGGAAGAACGTTTCCTGAACCGGGACGGAACAAAGCCGGATTATGACTATACCTATAAATGGCAGGTCAGAAAGGGATATCAAGTAATGAATGCAAACCGGCTGAAGGAATACTTCAGGGAAAAATTCAGAGAGGATGGAATATACGAGATATATTGTGCCTGGAAAGGCGGCTCCGCACACGTGTTCTGCGCGGAGGTGACTGAAGGAAAGACAAGGTTCTTCGACCCGCAAACCGGAAAGGATGATGCAAGCAATTACATACAGAGCATGAAAGCGGGCCGTGTGGGAGTGATAAGAATAGACAACAAACTGGTAAATCCCAAAATCATGGGACTATTCATCACCAAATAAACGGGAAGAAAGTGCCAGCCCCTCCTCACCGTCCACCAGACGGCAGGACTGGCCGTCGAACAGAATAAAGGCGGGAAGACCGACAGGCAACTCAAAACCATCCCCGTCAACACAGCCCACGGAATAGATGCTTCCTTCAGGGGAACTGGCTGATAAGACAACGGAGTTGTAACCGCTACTGTTTGCTAATTCCGACACTTGTTTAGGTATTTCCATAACGCAAAAAGGCACATAAAAAACGCCTTGCTGCAAAAGTATAAAATTATTTTTTAATTCAGTCATTCATGGACATAAAAGAATATTCAAGGCTGATAAATGCCAAACGGAAAGAACTGGATGGTCTAATGAAACGAAAGATGCCGGTTATCGCCGGACGAATGGCAAAAGACCATTTTCAGGACAACTTCCGCCGGGAAGGTTTCGTAAACGGAGGATTGCACCCGTGGCCGAAAGCGAAAAGGCTGTCATCTGGAAGGACGGATGCGGCCGGGAACTACGGGACGCTGCTCTCCGGGAGGAACCACCTCTTCAGCTCCGTCAAGTACATGCCGACGGACTACCGGGTAAGAGTGGCCAATGACCTCATATACGCGCCCGTCCACAACTGGGGAGGAGAAGTTCATCCGACTGTTACGCCCCAAATGCGGCGTTTTGCATGGGCAAAGTATTACCAGGCTTCAGGCAAGGCTAAAAAAGCCGCCACGGGCAAAAGAAAAGGCAAAAAGAAGGGTTCTGCCGCAAACAATGAACCACAGGAGAACCCGGAGGCATTAAGGTGGAAAAGACTGGCGCTCACCAAAAAGAAAAAGCTCCGGATAAAAATACCGCAACGCCAGTTTATCGGAGAAAGCCGGGAACTGTCCGACAGGATAACGGAAAAAACAGAAAACGAAATCAGAAACATTTTAAACTTATAAACACATGGAAGAAATATTCATCGCAATCATGGAACGCATCGCCCAAAAGATGCCGGAGCTCTCATACATTGACGAGGATTACGGACAGCTCGAAACCGGAGCGGAAGAGGAACATTACCCGGTCACCTTCCCCTGCGTACTCATAGGGAATACGGAATCGGACTGGAAAGACTTCGGATACGGGGTACAGAAAAGCATGTCGCTTGTCACCGTAAGGCTGGCCGTGGACTGCTACGACGACACGCACTACACTTCAGGTACCTATGACAAAGTAAGGGAACGGCAGCTGAAGGCAAAGGAACTGTACAAGGCCTTGCAGGGGTTCCAGTGCACGGAAGACTGCACACCGCTGGTCAGGATCAAGAACCGGGATTATTCCCTGCCGGGAAACATAAAGGTGTACGAAACGGCTTATTCCTTCACGCTGCATGACGAGTCGGCCATGCAGTAAGGGAAAGGTTCATTCCCCCGTGAACAGGGAAAGCTGGACGGCTGTCAGGCGGGGTTTCTTAACCTTCGGGACGGGCCTCAGTTCAAGATCCTTCAACTCACGGCACTTGCGACGGATGATTGACATGATCCGCTCCTCGGAAATAAAAAATTCCTGCCGGGACAACACTTTCAGGGCGTCGTCAAAGCGCAGACGCTGCACCTCCGTCCAGTAATAGTAACGGCGGCACAGGGCTTCATCACGGAGTTCTATCAGGTTCTTGTCTCGTCCTTTGGTCATTAAAGCATGGCATTTGCTGCAAAATTAGGCATTTAACCGGGCATTATAGATAAAAAAACGCCGCATCGTGTATAAATGCGGCGTTTTTCTGTTTAGAGTGTGAACAAAATCACATGGTCATCAGTTCGGTATCGTCCTCACCCGGAATAAAAGGCTCGATACGGGTAATCACCTTGCTCTGTACCTTTACCCGGCCACTGCCCTTGCAGACAGGACAACGGGAGGAGGAAGGGGCTCCGCTCTGGTCTGTGTAGAAAACACGCCCCTTACCCTCGCAGTTCTTGCAAGCCATCACGTGTGGTGCGATGTTCTTTGTCTTCTCCATATCACAGACGGCAGAATGAAGGTTCGATACGGCGCCAGACACCGTTCTCGTCACGCTTGTGGAAATAGTAGTTCACCGCAGTCTTGTACACCACATTGCTCTCACGGAAGAGGTCCATGATTTCGGTGTATTCGCTGTCAAAACGGTCCTCAAGCTCGTACAGCTTGCTCACCGACTTGTAGTCCAGATCACCCTGACGGTTACGCTCGATCATGGTCATGCCGAGCTGGTACATAGGGTCATCGGTGCCAAGTTCCCGGCTCATGGCGTAGCGCTTCAGGTAATCCACCAGACGCTCGGCGGCGAGGTTGGCACGTTCGTCGAAGCTCTTCACCTTGTTACTCCTCACTTCCAGTTTCATATCACCGTCCACGATGGTAAAACTTGCCTGGTCATCCTTGCGGAGCTGGCCATAGTCACGCATCAGGTCGCGGAAAGAGGCGGCTTCCTTCTCCACCCAGTCACGGAAGGCTTTCACGTCATCCACAACTGGAAACAGCTTGTTCTTCACTTCAAGCATGAACTGCGCACGAAGCCCTTCGTAGGCATCGCGACGGTTGCGCTTGTTTTCCTTCTCTTCCTGCTGGAGCTGTTTCAAAAGCTCCTTTCTGTCCTGGGCGGACAGGCTTTTTAATTGTTCTTTCAAGTCCATAACTAAAAAATTAAATGGTTGTTACTGTTGTTTATTCTCACGTTTGCGGCGAATGGCGCGCAGCTTCACCTGCAACGCATCCAGCGCCTCGCAGTCAAGTTCACGGAACTCCATGCCAGTGATACGGCTGTCCCGGCAGAAGGCGTTCACCCGGTCCCAGTCGGCCGTATCAATACCCAGCAGCTGCATCTGGTGAAGCACCGCGGAACGCTTCTGACGGAGAATCTTCCGGAGCTGCTCCTGATAAGTGGGCGGTACCAACTTCTGCATGGCAGACACAGCGGCACTGTATTCCTTCAGCGTCATGTCACGCAGGCTCGTGGTACGTCCCCCCGTGTACTGGGAAACGATGTTTTCCTTCAATGCGTCACGATCCGATGTCGGAAGGCGGTTCAAAAGACCGTAAAACGCCGCATAATTATCGGGCTTGTCTAACCGTTTACGGGTGTTGATATCTATCTGCATGGCTCTCTTTGTTTAAATTGTCCTTAGAAAAGGTACGTCTCCAAAAAGAAGTTAAAACGTCACTTAAAACTTTTACAATTATGCTGGAGAACGTACCCTGATTCATTATTTTTGTCTGTCACTTTTAAATTTTACAATTATGAAATTTACAGAAGAAAATGCTGATGCCATTTTGGCCGAAATCAACAAGAAATGCTCACCGTACGAATGTCCCATGTGTAAACAAAGAACAAACTTTATTTTCGGTAAAGGTGAATCTCAAATTTTATCGTTCCAACGGGAAGGGGTGCAATTAAAGGCTGACAACGGCATCAATTTTATCCCAGTCATCGTTGGATATTGCCAAAACTGTGGCTATATAGCACAATTCAATCTGAATGTCATTTTTCCAAAGAAATGACACCTTGCTGATAGGTATCATCTTGGAATTTTCCTTCTGATTCACCAGATGTTCGGTCATCAACATTCCGTTCCTGGTGAATCACCTCAACAGACACCACGCTGTTCCTGGTGGTGTTGATTGCTAAAATATATCTGTTTCCCTTCTGGCCTTTCTCGTAAAGATAAGCCCAATTCTCCTCAACCTCCACGTAACCTTGGCGGTCAACCGGAAGCCCGATACTGTTCGTGATCTGAACACGAACTTTCAGACCTTCGAATTTTTTGAATATATTACTCATAACGCTATTGTAACTACAGGTTTCTCAAGTTCTCTCAAACGTGCCTCCGGGACATCCCTCAGTATAGCGGCGGCCAGTTGCGAATCCCGCGTCTCGACAATCGCCCAACCTTCAGTCTTCGTGGAAGCACTGATAAGCATCTGACGACGCGGTTCAAAACACGTCCAGTTCAGAAGGACGCTGCTCAACCTCTCTATCGGAAGGCCGAGCTGGTGCAGGTTCTCACTCGTGTTCATTTATAGTTATTCATCAGTTCATATTCAAATTTTCACCGAACGGAATAGTATTAATGTCAGCCTTTCTCGTGTAGGCCTGCATAAGCCCCACGGAAAGCAGCATATAGACATTCTTATTCGCTTTGACAACCCCGGAAATAGAGCCGACAATATGTTCAGTCTTGCCGGTAATGATTGAGCCGGCTATCTGCTCAAGTCCGTCCGGATGGTCCTCACTTGCCGCAACGCTCATAAAGGCACTAAGATCGTTTTCCTTACAAAAGTTATCCACGTATTGGCAGAGTTCCTTTACTGCCTCTTTCTGTTTTTCTGTAATCATTTCAGTTAAATTTTAATGGTTAATAATTATATATCGAAATCGCAAAATCCTTTTTCTCGTACTGCCGGTACATCGTCTCCTCCCAGTCCGGCTCGTCCTCCTCCGGCAGGTCGTTCTCCCCGAGTTCTATTTCTTTGCGGTAAATGAGGTACCGTGCCTCCAGAAAGAAGAGGACCACACGGCGCAGGAACTCACGGACGGAGGAGATGCCATGCCTCTCCATGAAGGCGGCGATACGGTCCGGACCGATGGTGTTCGTGCGGATACTCACCAGACACTGCCGACGGAAGTCCTTCAGCGTGCTGCCCTTTATCCCAAGCACGCTGTCAGCGATACGGCCGAGGTTCTCCGGGATATGGTAACCGGCACCGTCGTCATCCGTCCCCACCAGCAGCTCGGCGGCAGCCGTCAGCATACCCTCCACGCTCATGCGCTGGGTGGCGGCCGTCTCCTTCAGGAACACGTACTGGTAGTTGCTCACGTAGGTATGTATG